TCGAATACTATCAGAACAAGAAATAAAGACAGTTATAGGACATTTAATGGGTAAGTGGAGAGTATCATAATGAGTAGGGTAGAGCCTTCAGACGGTAAAAATGCTATAGTTACTAGGGTAGAAAACCTTAAAGCTCTTGCTCCCTGTGCAGAAGCAGTTAGCTTTTGTGAAGGAAGAAACAATGAAGATACTATTACTCCTGCTCAAGCAATTGACGATTTCGAAGTTAAGCATTTATTATATGGTATTATGCAGATAAAAACTAGAGATGACACAGAAGAAAAGCTTAGGGCTGTAGCACAGACTTGTTGTTCCGAAGAGTATGATATAAGAAGAGATACTCTTTTAACGGTTTTAAGTGCATACGATGTATCTTCCACAAATGCTCTAGATAAAGAAGCAAACGATGAAAAATGGAAAACAACAATAATCGAGACATTTAGAGAATGATTACAGCCATACTATTAGGTATATTATGGTATCAAGTGATTGCAATATTTGGTCACTCAATGGGATTACACAGATATTTTTCCCATAGACAATTTAAGGCAGGGTCAAGCTTTGAAATCATCTCCCTACTACTAGTAACTCTAGCAGGCGCTAGATCTCCGTTGGTTTGGGTCACAGCACACAGACTACACCATGTTCATGCTGATACTGAAAAAGATCCACACTCTCCTGATTATATAGGATTTTGGAAAGTCTTATTTAATGAGTGGAATGTAAAAGACTTGTGGGATATAAAAAATAGAGTATTTATGAGAGACTTAGTAAGAAATCCTAGAGTTATGTTTTTTCATAAATACTGGAGATACTTGTACTTAGTATTCTCTGTAGTATCAGTACTGATTAGTATAGAATTTTTTGTTGCCTTCATGCTTACACCCACAGCTTTATCGTTCTTTGGTTATGGTATATTCAATGCTAGAGGCCATAAGGATAAGAAGCCACGAACAGACTTGTGGATAAACCTACTTTCTGCTGGCGAGGGTTTTCATGATGTACACCACGAAAATTGCAAGCAAGTTAGATTAAATAAGTATGATATATCTGGCTTTATAATAGAAAAACTTTTTAGGAGTAAAAATGTCAATAACATATGAAAGAATTACAGAAATACCACTAAAAACTTGGCAAGTACTATTAAACGATAGCTACTCCAGTATCGTTAAAAATAAAGTAGTATACTGGCCTAGTGATATAAATACGGATCAAGATAGAGCTTTTTACTTGTTGAAAGCGTGGAATAGAACTTTGGCTGCTGATAATAGTTTTGGGTTCGCTGGAAGGGATAGTACGGGAAGAATATGTTGTATGGGAGTGGCTATAAGAGACAAAGCAAATGTATATGTAGATAAATATACTTTATGGGGTAGAAACTATAAGGGGTCTAGGTCTTATATCTATACCCAGGAAAATACTGATTCCTTTTGTTCTTTTTTATCTGATAACGGGTTTTCAGGTGTATTGTGGACTGTAGCAGAAGGGACTAAGAATGAAACAGTGTTTAGTAGTGGAGATGTTCCTGCTCCGACAGAAAAAGAAACAAGCTATAAAAAAGTAACAGGAGTTAAAAATAATAGGTATACTAGAATATATATGCCTCTTCAATAAAAAAGGGGCTTACGCCCCTTCTTCACTTTCTTCTTTGCTTTGTTGTTCTTTAAGCAGATTATTTCTAAACATTGTAGAAAAAGCTTCTAATCCTACTTTGCTTCTATCCATCGCTGCTTGCAGCTCTAAATACTCTTCTTGTAGTATCTTCATTTGATGTACTAAATACTGCTGCTCTTCTGTTAGAGATTCAATATCATAGTCCTTGCCCTCAAATGTAACATAGTTCTTGTCTTGCGGTGTTTCATGTCTGGTCATATCTATTCCTATTTAAAAATGTCTTGCCAGTTACCTGTGGTACTAGCTCGTGAGTATTCAGTTGCACGATTCTCAAAAAAGTTTGCGTGTTCAACTGCATTTAACATATAATCTAGCCAAGGTAGAGGATTATCGTTACTACCAAAAATCTTCTTCATTCCTAGACCCAATAAGCGTCTATCCGCAATGTAACGAATATACTCTTTTACTTCCTCAGGGGTTAAGTCGGGTACATCAGCCCCTTCAAAGCACAAATCAATAAAAGCATCTTCTAGCTCTACAGTTCTTTCTGCAGCACAATAGATTTCATACTTTAGTTCATCATTCCATAATTCTGGATTTTCTTGGATAAAAGTACGAAATAGCTTGGACATGCCTTCTACGTGAAGGCTTTCGTCTCGAATAGACCAAGTAACAATTTGTCCCATACCTTTCATTAGATTATGTCGAGGAAAGTTAAGTAAGATAGCAAAGCTACTAAATAGTTGTACTCCTTCAGTAAATCCAGAGTAAATAGCCATGGTCTTTGCTATATCCATACTACTGCCCATACCAAAGTCACTTAGGTGCTCGTGCTTATCCATCATTGCTTTATGCTTCATAAACTCCTGATATTCTTCTTCTGGAAAACCTAAAGTTTCCAATAGTAAAGAATATGCTTCTTGATGTACTGCCTCCATAGCTGCAAAGGCACTTAACATCATTCTTACTTCAGGCTGCTTAAAAGTAGGCAGGTAGTGTTTAGCATATCCACAACACACATCTACATCAGCCTGTGTAAAGAATCTAAATATTTGAGTAAGCAAAGCTTTGTTGCCTGGACTCAACTTTTCCCTAAAGTCTTTTAAATCGTCAGCAAGGTTGACTTCGTCAGGCAACCAATGCATATGCTGTTGAGATTTATAATGCTCAAAAGCCCAAGGGTAATTAAAAGGTTTATAATATTCTCTTTCATCTAGTAAACTCACTCGTATATATCTCCCAACCAGGCGTCTATTTCGCCCTTGCTTTTTACGCCACTAAAGCGTCTACACTCTTTTCCTGTTGCATCCACTAATATCATTGTAGGTACTCCACGAACTCCATACGTTCTTGCTAATGCTTGATATTCATCAATATCTAAGTTTTCTACTGGAAGCCATAAGTCCATACCTTCTATAGTTCTAGTAAGCACTTTGCAGGGCTCACACCATGATGCACTAAATTTTAATAATTTCATATTACCCCTCACACGCTAAACATTCGTTCTCATCTATGCTAGATAAAACATATTGTCTTAGCGCCTCTTCTGATACATTCTCAGCCCGTTTCATTGCCTCACTCCGTAGATAGTACAAAGTTTTTACTTTCTTTTTCCATGCCATCATGTGTATAGCGTGAAGCTCCTGTTTAGACACATCTGAAGGGAAAAATACATTTAACGACTGACTTTGACAAATGTATTTTTGTCTGTCTGCGGCATGTTGTATTACCCATTTCTGGTCTATCTCTACACCCGTTTTGAATACTTCTTTTGTATGCTCGTCTAAGAACTCTAAATGCTGTACGCTTCCTCCATTGGTCATGATGCTAGACCATACCTCATCTGTATCCATTTCTATTTCTTGAAGAGCGTGTTCCAAATACTCATTTTTAAGTAGACTAGAGCCTGACTTAGTTTTTTGAGTAAAGGCGTTAGCCCGATAAGGCTCAATACTAGGAGAAGTATTACCACAAATAATACTGCTGCTGGCATTAGGAGCAACGGCAAGAAGATGGGTGTTACGTACTCCTGAACCAATGCCATCAGGACACTCTCCTCGTTCTGCTGCAAGTTGTTGTGTTGCACGGGTTGCCTCCGATTTAATTCTACTAAACATTTTATGGTTAGTGCTTGTAGCCCACATACTTTCAAAGGGTATATCTTGTCTCTGTAAGTACGCGTGGAACCCCATAGCCCCTAAACCAATACTTCTTTCATTTTTAGCACTATAAACTGCTCTGTATAGTTCGGGCGGAGCATTTTTTATAAAATACTCTAGAACATTATCTAACATTCTTACTAGATCAGGTATAAACAAATCATCATCACACCACTCATCATACTCTTCCAAATTTACACTTGATAAACAACATACTGCTGTTCTTTCTGCGCTGGTTGCGAGTGTGATTTCCGAACATAAGTTCGAGTGGTGAACCTGTAAACCTAGATCCTTTTGGAACTGAGGTAGAGCATCCTGCACTGTGTCCTTAAACATAATGTAGGGTTCACCTGTTTCAACTCTATTTTGGATAAGTTTTACCCATAATGTTTTTGCTGATACAGTTTTTATTACTTTATTACTATGTGGGTCGATTAAGTCCCACGAATCATCAAAACCTTCTATAAGTGTGGCATTTTCTATAATTGACATGAACTTGTCAGAAATCGTAACGCCATGATGAAGATTAACAGATTTTCTATTAACATCACCACCAGTAGGCTTTCGAATGTCGAGAAACTCTTCAATTTCTGGATGACTAATATCCAAATATCCTGCATAACTTCCTCTCCTTGTGACGCCCTGTGAAAATGCTAACATTTCTGCGTCAACTACTTTTAAAAATGGGATTACTCCAGTACTCTCTGACCCCGCAGAGGTTTTAGACCCCACACTTCTAACAGAATCCCAGCAACCGCCTATCCCACCGCCTACAGAACTTAAAAAAGCATTTTCAGTATAGTGTCCAGTGATTCCTGTACGACTATCTTCAGCATAGTTTAAAAAACAACTAATAGGTAGGCCGCGACTTGTACCACCATTGCTAAGAACGGGAGTAGAAAACATAAACCACAACTTACTAGCATAATCATAAAGTCTTTGTGCGTGTGCATCATTATCTGAAAAAGTTTTTGCAGCTCTCGCAAAGGCATCTTGAGGGGATTTTTCGCCCTCTATTAAATATCTATCTTTTAGAGTTTTTATACTAAACTCGGATAGATAGTTATCTCTATTATAATCGATTTTAACCAATTAACTTCTCCTCGATGTCGTTTATATTATCGATCCCTATCGCTTCATCGCAATATGTTATTAAATCCATAAGCTCGTAGTTTTTTAGGATTTGCTCTGCATTTTCATTTACAGCCTGGATGTATTTGTACGCACCACTTATAGGTGTCGCATCATATACATCTAGTGCACTTCCAAATTGCTCTATAAGACTTTGGGCACGTTTTGGGCCTACACCAGGAATACCAGGAACATTGTCCCCTTTATCGCCTGTTAGACATTTCAAAGAAATATACTCATCTCTTGAAACATCATAGTGTTCTGACCAATTATCTTTAGTTATTTCTTTTCTTGTAACATAAGAGAATCGAGATACATTATCATCAATCAACAAGTCCCAATCTCGGTCACTAGAAATTAACCAAATTTTATCTAACCCATAATGGGCTTTGAACTTTACTAGGTGCGCTGCTATATCATCAGCTTCTACACCTTCATATCTTAGTATGGGGTACTGATTTTCTAAAGCTATTAAGGTTTTTTCGTACTCTGCAAAGAATTTACGAAAAGCCTCTGCTTCTTCTTCGGTCTGTTCCGCATACTTATCTTTACGGTTTTGCTTGTAGCCAGGGTCTAAATTTCTTCGGTAAGCAGATGAACCCTGATCTGCTGTGATTATGATCTTCTCACAGTTATAAGATTGTGCCAAAGACTGTACCGTTGCAACATAGTCCTGTGCAAAATCTGTTCTACCTTGGTGCTTCCACCTAAATGCAAGGTTTAAAGCATCTACTACTAGCGTTGACCCCGCATCTTTTTCAAATTGTTTTAAAAATGTAAATGCCATTTGTGTTTTCCTTCTATTCAGCCTACAAAAGTTATTTCTTAGTAATTGTCGTCTCATGAATAAAGTATACCTCCTCATTTAACAACCAATCTTCCGCTAGACATGTATAACAATCTAGCGAGCTAATATACATATAATCTGTATTTTTAGGCTTGTCTGATACTACTACAAATACTTTGGATCTGTTATATTTAAAAAATAGCATAGGCTCTTGATCTCCGCCTTTTGCTTGTTGAACTACTTTTTTCCACCACCTTATAAGATTATTTGTTTTTTGTTGTGTAAATACCTTATCTGTTAGTGGAGAATCTGCATAGTTCTTTACTTCTATACAATACTTATTTGCTTCCCTAGGAACATATAGATCTCCTTTTAAGTACTCTAAAGCACCTGAAGCGGGAACTCTTTCAAACTGGAGACCTGTAACTTCTCTCAGCATATCCCTTACTATATACTCTCCTCTTGCTCCCTTTGCTCTTGAATCTACCATTCTAATTTACTCACGTTTCCGTCTTTGACTACTTCTATTTTATCTAGCAACGGATGAGTCCATCCATGAGATACTACATAAGTGTTCAGTTCATCTTCTTTGATAAGGAGCTCTACCATCTTCTCCCTACCGACATCGTCTAATACATTTATAACTTCATCCAAAAATAGTATATTGATTTTGGATTTTGATATACTACTCATTAATTTACGAATTGCAATCAAAGTTGCAGTGTTTACTCTTGCTAACTCTCCCGAAGATAGCGCAAGAATGTCTACTATGTTGCCATTATCTGTAATTTCTACATTTAACTTATCTTTCTGAACATTGAAGCCAAGAGTAAATCTACCATCGGATAACTCTGCTAGATAAGTATTTGCAACCTCTTCTAGCTCTACTACTAGATTCTCTATTTTATAGGCTAATAATCCGTTGGTGCTAAATGCCTTTTTGAGAACTTCTAAGTTTGAGTCTAGCTCGGCATGTTGATTCAAGGTCTTTGTAGCTTCTCCTAACTGAGTTATAAACTCTTGGGTTTGCTCCTGTATAACTTGTATACGAGTATTCCTTTTAGTTATTTCAGTATTTTGATTGGCTATAAGTTTTATTTCTTTTCTTTTTTCTTTTAGTATACTAGATAAATGTTCTGCTTTTTCTTTTAGATCGTCTTCATTTTGTATGCGAGTAGGTAGACTTCTATCTATTGATCTAAAGGTATTTGACCAATCTTGTTGTAACTTTTCAAACTTTTTTACTTTCATGTTGTGACGACCAATATCATTAACTTCTTTTTCTAGCCGTTCTATTTCTGCTTTTGCTTCGTCTCGTATCTTGATCTCAGCTTCCGCAGTATTATGCTTAAATTCTTCGTCTATGTCTTGATTACATACATGACAAGTATTACCTAATCCAACTATTTTCTTCAGCGTTCTTATTGCATTATCTTTTCTAGCTTTGGCGGCAAACAAAGACTCTCTTTCTGCTTCATTAGATATTATCTCTCCTGGATTATCTAATTCTGCTTTTTGCATATCCAACTCTTTCAGTATGTCTATGAGTCCATTGTTTTTTGCAATTTTTTTATTATTTTCCGAAATATTTTGAATTTCTACTAATAAATTGCTTAATTGCTTCTCGTCATCTTCCGTATTAATTTCTACTTTTTTTGTTGGAAGTATATTGGTATCTTCCAATTTGTTATCTTGAAGCCATTTTTCTATCGTTGCAATTTTTGATTTGCTACTAGTAATTAACGTATTCGTCTCTTTAGAGGCTTCTTTAAAAATTTCAAACAGCTCCACATAATCTTCAAGGTGCAATAAGTCTATGAGAAACTTTTTTCTGTTCGAGTCCGTAGCAGTAAGAAACTGTAGGCTCGCATTTGTATTTTGATAGACTAACTGTGAAAAAGTTTTAAAGTCTACTCCAATAATTTGTTGCAAAGTTTTGTAAGTATTCGTAGCAGTATGGCTTGATATATCTTCCCCATTCTCCTCTAATTTAACTTTTATACTATTTTTTCTATCAACAAAAATACAGTACTCATCAGAGCCTTTAGAGAACTCTAATTTTATACTGTAGCCGTTGTTTACATATCTGTTGGGTATGTCTGCTTTTTTGATACCTTTAGAGTTTTTGTTGTATAATACTTCCTCTATAATTAATGGGATGGAGGACTTCCCCATCCCATTAGTACCAATTATCTGTGTTACGGTATTATCATTAAGAGTTAACTCATTTCCTTCACCGTAACTAAAGCAATTATCCCAGCTGAGCTTTTTGAGCGTAATCATTATAAGTCCCTAGAATATTTGGTATTTTTTCTTCTGATATTTCTAAAATATAAGTTAGATATTCTACTAACTCCTGTTCTTTAGTCATATCTTTATCTATAACTAAACTAGCTTCTGTACTTCGTTTTATTACTTTTTTGTCAAGTAAGGCCGAATCTTCTACATTTGCTAAATCCTGCATATCACCCTCTATCTCATAGATAGTATGATCAAATACAGTATCTATCATTTCGTCTGGGGTTGTTACAGTTTTTCTAAGCAACTGTGGAAGCTCAAACTTTTTCCATTCCCAACTATACTCATTATTTTCGTCAATCAGTAGATACCCCGTATCGACTTTACTTCTGTGAAAAGAAGTAGTCATTGGACTTCCGGGGTATACTATGTTTCTCTGCGTATTACTATGAGAGTGTAAATCACCTGCAAAAACTACAGGAAAATCATCAAACATAGATAAATCTACTTCAGGTTTAACATGAGGAGGAATCTCCCCTCTTACATGAGTAAATAGAGGTTTATTTTTATTAAATTTATCAACACAATTTTTCTTGTGTAAATCTACATAAGGCAATATACTGATTTTACTATCTGTATAACTATAGTCTATTACATCGACCATAGAATTTACACTTCTAGTGGCTGCTTTTAAATTTGTAAAAAAAGTTTTGTGCTTTTTAGTAGCTTCATGGTTTCCATCAAATATTAGTGTAGGTATGTTTACTTCACTAATAAAGGTGAAATACAACTCCAACTCTTCCATAGTAGGAAGTCTATCAAATAAGTCGCCCCCAATAACATGACAATCCACCTCATTTTCTAACAAGTGAATTTGATCAAAGAATAGGTGGTACCTGTTTATTGCCCAGTCAACTGGGACATTTTTCTGTCCCAGTTTGATATGCCAGTCTGCCGTAAATAAAATCATAAGATTAGTGTTCTATGTTAAATTCTTTTTCTAATTCGTCATCTACGTTATCATCGCTTCCTTTGCGGACACGATCAAGAAGCTCTTTCTGAGCATCTGGAGTAGGACGAGCCATAACTAAGTCCATAGACTTGAGATCAGCAATTGCAGCTAACTCTTCATCATCTAGAGCACGAGGCTTGCACTTAAGAGCTTGTAACTGATACTCTACATTATATGCAAGAGGTCCAGTTTTTACTCGTTTAAAGCAAACATCCCAACCAGTTTCTACATCTGTAGGATCGCCTAGATCTTCGGCAGCAGTGATTACTTGCTCCCATAATTTTTTCTTTAAGTTAAGAACTTTTACTTTACCGTCTTTAGGGTCGATACACTGAGTAGCATAAGACCAGCCACATTTAAGATCTGGATAGTATTCACGAACCCAGTCTTTCTCTTTATTAGTAAAAGCTTCTTGGTCTCTATCAAAAGATAGACACTCAAGAGGAATATTTTTGTCATTCTCACCTTTAATCCAATAAACATAGCGTGCAAGAATGTCGCCAACAATTCGTACTTTATTGTCGCCATCTACGTATTTGTAGCTATCATTTGAGGATTTTTGTGCAGAACCTTTTTGCTTGTTAAACGAAATTGCCATTTTTATTTCTCCGTTGGGCTTCTTCATATATAAAATGGATTTGTCCATCTTTAATATAAAGTAGTCTGTTGTCTTCGATTAGTTTTATTAGTTGTGGAGCGTGACGCACACTCAAAGTTTTATATCCAAAAGCAATATAGTCCGACAACTTGCGTCTAGCTGCCAATGCAACGTATATTGCTATTTCTTTTGAATCAAACCTAAAGGCTTGTTCCAAAAGTATCCCAGGTTGGATTAGAAATGAATCTCCTGAAAAGTCTTTGTCTCTGTACTTGTAAAGAGAATCATAACTATTGTATGGAATCTTTTTATAGTACATCATATCTATTATTTCTACACAAGCCGAAGAACTACCCTCTGAGGCTTGGTAAATCTTTTTCCAATTAAATAAGAACATTATTATACCAAATTATTAAACAATTGTCAAGAACTATTTTTTTAAATGTATCCTATATCATAGCCTTGCTTCATGTAATACCCTACCCTGTTAGATGCTTGTTTTCTAGCCGTATTACCCTTTAGATGTATATCTACTACTACAGGGCTTTTTTTGCCTTCCTTTTTCCTTATAACTCTACCAATTAATTGTGTTAGAAGGGGCTCATTATTGATTGGTGTACCCAAGATGAGACAACTAAGTATGTCAACACTAATTCCTTCTGAAAAAATAGATTGAGTTCCAAAAAGAACAGATTTACCCTTATAGTTGATTTCATCAATAAGTTCTTCACGATCTTCATGCGGTATATCTCCCGTAATACATACAGCAGTATCTCCTACTAGCTCTGCTGCTTTTTTTAAAAAACTAACTCGGTCACTAACTACTAATACTTTGTGCCCTTTAGCTGCGTAACTTGCTGCTAACATGGCTACCGTATGTATGTACTCCTCATTAGTTGCTAGATTTGTTACTCTATTTGCCCAAGGTGTTCTATTTCCATCTAAAAATCTTATCTCCGAAGGTATTATATCTACCCTAGGCTGCATATAGTTTTCTTTGGGTGGTTTATAGATTTTACTTCCAAAGTAATCACGAAACACTACATGTTTACCATCTTTTCTTTCTATAGTACCTGAAAGACCTATCTTATATCTGCAGTAATTTGTATCTAAAAGTTTAGAAAAGGTCGGACTACTAACATGATGCATCTCATCTAATATGATTGTGCCAAACTGCTTTGCTATCTTCGGAATATTGCGGTATAAAGTTTGAGTATTCCCAATAACGATTGGAGCATCAATTTCAAACTTACCAGAGCCTATAATACCAGGCGTAATTCCATATACTTTTTCTACCTCCTTTGCCCACTGATTTCTAAGAGGTACAGTGTGTACTATTACAAGTGTTTTTAGTCCAAGTTTACCTGCCATAGCTAAACCTGTAAAAGTTTTACCCCAACTTACCCAAGCGTTGACTATACAGTTATCTTCGAGATCATCATAAACCTCTTTTTGGGATGCACGTAACTCAAACTTAAACTCAGGAAAGTCTGCTGTCGGCGCAAGCCTCTTATCGATTATTGTATAATCTTTTGGTATCAAATCCAACCTTCCAACAGGCACAGAAATCAAACCCGATCGTATTATAGACATATTTTTTATGATCTGGGGAGGGTCGTTGGGGTTTGGAGACGCAATAGTATATGTAAGCTCCTTATCGATCTCTAATTGTAGAGGGATAGGAACTTCCATATATATTCTGTTACTAATTACTGCTTTCATTTATCTCCAGTGGGAATACGTTAGTAATAACTTCGGCACAAGCTATAGCTAAATCCATATGTTCTTTTTGTGTTCCATTACCAGAACGAATATCTATATAGTGTAGCCAACTTCGTAAAGAGCCATTGACATATAATCTAGACTTTGTTAAACCTTCTGGTAATAATGCTCTAGCTTGTTCTTTGGCGATGCCTAAGGCTAGTGCCTGTTTGTAAGATCTTGCTGCCATCCACTCTACCCTGCTTTGAATACGAAACCACTCTGATTCAATATGTAGGTCATCTACCTCTATAGAGTTTTGTCTGTTTTTTGGGTCTTGTAGGCGAGCTTCTCTTTTTTCAAACATTTCATCAAAAGCCTGATTTGGATCTGCATATCTCTGAGAAAACTCTTGAAATGTGAAAGACCGATGTCGAAGAAGCTGACGAGCAATATCTCTAGTAGTTTCTATTTCTAAGCATACATTAACCATCTCTAAAGGCGACCAGTGCTTATGCTTAATTAGATATTTTACTAGCTTTTCTGCGGTTTTTTCATTGTTTTGATTACTAGGATTTGATACCCTAGCGCAATATGCTACAATTTGTAACATATCATTTGGTGTATTCATAAGGTCTAAATCATATTTTGGTACTTGTGAATAAGAAACTACTTTAACTTTCATCTTCTATTTCCATTTTTGCAATTATATATTTTTTAACGAAATCACTTCGTACAATATCTTCTACTCCAAATTCAATGAAGTCAAACTCTTCCATTCTGCGTAAAATCTTTAACCAACCTAAAAGCTCGTTTCGCTTTAAATCGCTCTGTCTAAAGTCTCCACAAAATATAATTCTACAGTTTTCTCCAACTCGTGTGATAATTGAGTCTAGTTCATGAAAGCTCATGTTTTGACATTCATCTACTATAATACATGAATCTCTCAGTGTAAGACCACGTATAAAAGAGGTGGTCATAAACTGTACCAAACCTTTTTGCTTCAATATTTCATAAGCATCTCCTCTATCAAATAATTCTGTTGCAATATCTTTATATGGCTCTTCGTAAACAGCAGATTTCTCTTTATCTGTCCCAGGAAGAAACCCTATATCTCTAGTAGGTACTGCACTTCGTATAATTACTAAATTATTAAGATATTCTTTTTCTATATCATTGTAAGCTAAGTAGGAAGAAATAAATGTCTTTCCTGTGCCTGCTAAACCATGTAAAACTAAATTATTTTTTGAATTAAAAGCCTCTTTTTGGTTTGTTGTTAAAGGTCGTACTTCCTGTAATTTTAAATTAAAATTATGAACGTTTTGTTGACCTCTTTGTCGTTTTTTCACACTTTTCTCCAAGTATCTTTTTTGGCTATCTGTGAGTAGTCGTAGAGAACCCAGGGCAGGCCTCCTAGTAACAGTACTCCTGCAAAAGAATATTCTCGTTCT